GGTCATATGGTGTTTAACGGTGTTCCATGGGTTCTCATGGTGTCTCATGAGCGCCCGGCGGCCACTCCACGGGCGTCGGGTCGACTTTCTTGGGGAGGGTTTAGTTTGTTGAGAACTAGTAATGGCACAGCCTCCGAAGAAGCCGTATGAATGGTCTCCTGGACGCGGCACAATAAACTTACCTCAACGTGAAGCCGCTGCAAAGAGCGGTCTTGCCAATGTTCGAAATCCAGCATGTGGTCGGTTCCACTCAAACGATTGGGTTCGAAGTGTTATCGGCGAGTATCCGCGTTCGTTTGAAAGATATTCGGATTGGCCGTATGGTATTCTGCAGTCGCAACGAGATGTAACAGGTGATCTACAACTCACGTACAACGGCCCCGGTAGCGCTCAACCCTACGGGCTTGCATGGAGCGATCTGTATGGGCCAGTATACCCACCAAACCTACCGACGGGATTCAAACGCTTTCGTGATGGAGATATCACGTATAACCCAGAAGGAGCCAACAGCCCCTATACATTCCCTCCTACACCTTTATTGGGAACAATCCGGTTGGTCTGGTACGTTAAAGATGACAAAGTTGTTGACAAGAGTGTAGAAGGCTCACAAGAAGTAGCACATGTGATTGCGTACTTGTTACAACCGGGACAACCGGAACCCTCAACAGGCGCAGGGGCACCCGCCATAGGGAAACCCAGGTTATGGTTGCTCGAACAGTACGATACGACAAGGGCCTGGTTCAAAGACGATCATAAATGGGCTATAATGATCATGCGTGAGATGGGGCGTGATAAGACGACAGGTCAGGTCGTCATAGGAGGAGTGGTGTGCACGCGTCCAATCGCGCTCATGGGAGATGATTTTGATCTTCAAAAGGAAGGTGGTGACGAAAGTCAAGAGACGTGCGTGTCATGGGCACTGGCGATTCTGTATTATCTTGCATCCGAAGCCAAGAAAGGTAAATTAAACCTCCGAACTGTTGGCGTTGAAGAGATCAAACAGATGTACACGTTCTTACACGACAATCCGGGATATAAGAGTCAAATTTCCGGAGTTGTTAAGTTGGGGGGTAAGCGCACCCGCACCCGGCGGAAGCGCAAGGGGTCGCGTCGACTTAAGCGCAAGCAGTGAAACAGACTAATGCCGATCCCGACACGTATTCAGATCCACGATCGTTGGTATGATGGGTTTCTGGATGGATTGAAAATTGGATTCGTTATGGGTGCAGGTGCGATGGCATGTGTGTACAAGTTCATGCACTAGGCAAAAAACGGAAACATTCGCAAAAGAGTTATTGACTGTAACCAAAATGCCTACTATCGACGATGCTGCTACCGAGGCGATCCACTATCTGAACGAGACCTTCAAGTACAATGTCGAAATGAAGAATGAGAATCAGTATCTTGTTCACTTTGTCGACCATGCAGGTCCGGCGTCCTTCACGGTGGAACTTCTCTACGAGAATGGTGGAATCGTATGTTCTGTCTTGAATGAGTTTGAAATGACCAATCAGCGCTTGTCGCGACTCATGAATCGTTTCGTGAAGTTGCTCGATTGCTAAAAACGGATTCGTGCGTCTCCATGCAGAGTCACCTTCACCCCGAACAAAATGCCACTCAACTATTCAGCCCTCGGTTACAACGAACAGCAGAACATCATGTTTCAAGATGCAGAAAAGGTCATTGACAAGCTCAATCTCTGGGAGTGGCTCAAGAATCTGGACGAGCCGATCTGGGGCGGCTTCTCCGATATGGAGTGCGAGGAGATTGAGCTCATCGGACATCACATGACCTACACTCACGAGACGGAGACATTCAATCACACGATGCGAGCCATGCAGCTACTCGCCGTTCTGGGCATTGATGAGTTCTGCTCATCCAAGGCGCAACGCATCGCACCACCCGCTGCACCTAAAAAGGGTCCTATCCGGAGTCCGGAGATGGACATGAAGGTTATCAATGAGTTCAAGACTCGGCCGCCGTTTGTGCGCGCCCCGAAGTGGTCTGCAGAGTACGTCAAGGCGTTCCCGGACGTAGTTCGCAACATTAGCTTCTAACAACACGAATGACCGAGTGGTTAAGGTGACAGGCTTAAGATCTGTTGGCGCAAGCCGCGTGGGTTCGAACCCCACTTCGTGTACAAACCATTTTTTTACTTGATTCTCTCTGGCATCTTATCTGCAATCACCTTGATCAACTCAACCGTGGGCTTGGGGAGTTCGCATGCGTGGATCTCTGGCAAACGACACTTGACACAAAACTCAACACCACACTTGCAAGAGTACGTAAGATGCGTTTTCTTGAGGCAGTGGGGGCACTTCATTTTCCGTCAAGCTTAAAGTAGAAACAAGTCTTCGTTTTCAGTAATGGCAGAATATACTGAATACGTCGTACGTGATCTTACCGACGAACAGAGGGCCAGGTTCACACAGGAAGCTATTCGCATCTGCATGATCACTACGAGTAGTGGGGAAGAAAGGGGACTTGAGGCGTCTTGGCTTCCCGGGAAATTCCAAGATCAAGACGAACATACGCGACTTGGCGTCTTGGAAGATGAAACCACACTCTACGGAATGATCCTCTATCGGTACAATGTACAAGATCAAGTGGATCAATGGCACCCGGAACTTGTCAGGACAGTTGTCGACCGAGAGTTCATTTGTGGAAAGGGGTACGGCAAGGCCTTGAATATAGGGTTTGAGGCCAGTGTGATTAAGCAGACGCAAGACGCACAACAATCCGGTGCAATTAGCCGAGACATACGGAATGTCTTGTTGCTACTCGAGTCACTTCCTGATACAGTGCCGGCACATCAAAAGGTCGGCTATGCCCAGCGCGGTACTCGGGGTAAATTGGTCTTAATGTTTAAGAACCTTCCTGTTCCGCCTCTTCCCATTGATGTGTCGGGCGGTCGTAGACGGCTTCGAAGGCTTCGGCGCAAGACGGCGCGTCGATCTGCGCGTGCGTCGACCCGCAAGTTGCGGCATGGTAAATGAGCTGACTGGAGGACCAACAAAGGCTCCAGAATCATCACGCGCACCCGTACTCGAAAGAGAAATCATAAGCCGTATATTTCCGGTGAACGCTCCGTTGATAACCGCCTTGTCCCATGCAGTATAATCAGCGGTTGTCATGCACCCGATCGACCCGGGGCCGATGCGAAGTCTGTAACCAGGTGCACGTGCATCAATGCGATAATAATACGTCATGGGCGTTCCACCGGGTGCCCGTTCAAGCGTTGACACTTCCTTACACGTGTCCCCATCCGGTAGATCCTCACGAGCAAGATCATAATACAAAAAGTCGGTGAATTCTGTAATCTGTTTTTGTAGTTGCTGTTTGAAGTACGATTCGAGCTTATTCAAATCATCGCCTTCAAACCGCGTTTCAATTTCGTCATTGATGTAGTCCACAAAGGGATCAAACGTCTCTTGTACAGGATTTGCAAGGAAAGCACTTTGTAGCTCTCGATATTCAGCTCTCCCGGAAAGTTCTTTAATAAAATTCCTACGAAGACCGCCCCGCATTGTTTAGACGCAGGAAATTAGGAGGGTAACGAAGGTTTGTAAGGCATCCCGCTCAATTACCTTGCGGAACTGGCTGCGGTACAGGGGACGATCGGATCGGCGCTTCCCCTTGCAAAGGTACACAATGTGGTCACACCCGCCATCCCGGGCGTTGGTAAAGGTCACTGCGGCATCGGAGACGTTATTTTCCAGGGCAAGAACGATGGTCTTGACTCCCGGGTACCGGAGACGCATGGTGCGGAAATCCGTACATGCCCGGTCGTACATACAGGAGTCCAGGTACGCCTTACACTCGATAATACACACGAGTTGATCGTTCACGTACAAGTGCCGATCCACTTGCTGTTCCTTCGTGACACCATTCACAGTGATTAACTGCAAATCCCCATCTCCCTTTCGAGCTTCAATGGGAATCTCGGCTTGACGCAATTGGTGACATACGAGATCCACCACTTCTTCGGTGGACACGCCACGCTCACGCCGCAACGCCCCTCCCTGACCCTGGGTTTCAAGTTGATCCATAGCGATTGCAAGATGATTGACGATTTGAAAGTAGAGGTCATTGAATTGGTTGGGTGTGAGCATGAAAGATCCGTTGGGTAGGTTCAAACTTTTCGTTTCCAACAGACAATGCGCTACACTGCAGCTGTGGATTACGATGTTCACTTCTCCCACGAAGAGTTTGTCCGCGATTTGCAGATTTATTTAGCCGATCCGGATGGATGGAAGGTGCAGTTTGAACTGGTCAAGGACCGCCCGGATGTTATCATCCGTCTCTCATCTCCAGCGACCATTCGGGCGCGATGTGGAGATGGAAACTTGAGTTGTGCAGAGTTGGGAGGGACGCACATGTATTTGAACTCGCAACGATGGATGCACGGATCCAAGGAAAGCAAGTTACCATTAGATGAGTACCGTCAATACATGGTCTCGCACGAAATGGGTCATATTCTGGGTCATGATCACGTAAAGTGCCCGGGCAAGGGTAAGCCTGCACCCATCATGATGCAACAAACTCTTGGAATCGGTCAGTGCAAGCCTAATACGCGGGTTTAGTTGCTGTAGGCCAGGCCACCCATGCCAGACATGACACGGAACACGTTGTAGTTCACGGCGTAGAGGCGGAACAGGTACGGGTAGGCCGGGGTCGGGTACGTGCCCACACCGCCGCTGGTCTTGCTATCAAACACCAGGGTCGTGGTGTCGATGCGCGAGAAGTTGCACGTGCCGGACGGCTGGTGCTCCTCGGGCTTCAGTGCAAACGAGTACACGTTGATCGGGTTCGTCAGCGGGAGGTCGTCATCCTGCAGCGTGAAGGTCGCCGAGAAGGAGGCAAGCGTCTGCGGAGCAGACACCAGGTATGTGCCGATGCCGCCCGTACCCGTACCGAACGATGCAATGTAAGACCCCGTGATCACACCCGTGCCAGTCACCAGCATGCCGAGGCGGATCACGCCAGACACGCTACCGGTAGCAGTGAGGAGGTTACCTGCAATCGTGACCGTACTACACGTCGCAGTCGAGGTGGATGCCGTGATGATATCCGCGCGACTGGGGAAGAAGGCACCGCCCGAGTGGTGCTGGTAGGGCTGGACCTTCCAGAAATAATCGCCGTAGCGCTCATCGAAACGGTCCTGGCCGTTGATCTGGAGACGGCAGCGTCCGGCAATGTCATCGTAGCTGAACGGGCTCGTGTATCCGTCCGCGATCGAGCTGGCCGAGCCGCAATCGCGCTTGCGGGCATCCTGGAACACCCACACCAGCTCCTTGACCGGGTGGTTCAGCGTCAGGTCCAGGCGGCAGTTGGGCGTGGTCAGCGACTGCTGGGCGTTGAACTGGAGCTGGTCGATGAGGTACTCGTGCGTCTGCTGGGCAAAGCGGCGGCGCTCCTCCGTGTCCAGGTAGATGTAGTCAATGTACAGGGCAGCCTCGCGGGGCGCCGGGAGAAGTGCAGCCTGCGATGCGATTGTGCCCGCCGAGCCCGCAGTGCCATTCACCAGATCCACCGCCTTGCGGAAGTAGATGTTAAAGTGCACCTCGTGGTACTGGAGGGCAATGAGCGGCAGCGCAAGACCCGGGTTGCGGTTGAACCAGAACTGCAGCGGGATGTACAGAACGGTCGGGCGACCGTTGCACGAGGTGAGTGTCGAGGTCGCACCGCCAATGTTGCCCGCGAGCATCGAGTCAAGCTTGACGCTCTCATCGTAGTTGGACGAGAGGGACTCCCAGAGAAAAAGCCACTCGCCGTAGTGACGGTCCATGATCTGACCGCCAATCTCAATCTCCACGCGGTCGATCATCAGGTAGGCGAGGCGACGTCCGGCACCCGAAGTCCACGAGATGGCCGGAGAGGTTGTGTCGGGCAGGGTGATCTCGAGGTAGGTGCGGTACATCAGATCAGCGTTGCGCTTGACCACCGCGACGGCACGCTGACCCCAGGTCGGGGCGCCCGTGAAATTCACACGCATCGCCTCCATGGCGAAATTCGTGTGACGCTTGTACATCACCTTCCAGAAGGTAATGTGGGGATTTCCAGTGATGTATGCATCCTGTGCGCCATAGGCAACGAGCTGAAGAAGACCACCGCCCATAGTGTTTATTCTTTGCGAGGATATATTCTTCTTCAACTAACTCGTCTTGGCAGCCTTTCCGTTCTGCTTCCAGATACTGTCGCACACGGCACACTGGTACATCCAGGCAACATTTACCGAATCCAGCTTGATGCCAACAATATCCGATGTCTGGCCCGGTGCACGCGTGGCACACGACCGGTTCGGACACACCATCGTATTAAAGCGGGGGAGGGTCGAGTCGTGCTTGAGGTAGGGATTGATGGAATACTGCACGGACGTATCCCGGTGGAGCTCGTGATCGTAGACGATGGGGCTCTCCTTGGTCACAACCTCCTCGTAGTCACACTCCGGCTTGCGGCACCTACGAAACGCCTCTCCATCCCTCTCCGTAAGATCGTACAGCATGTTCTCACACTGCTTGCAAAAGACGAGTCCGCTCATTGTGTCTTCTTTGTCTTTGTTTTCAAGGCTTCCGTTTTTCGGACGTGACGAGCCGAGTAGACGTCTGCGCGCTTCTCCTTTGGACTCTTTTTGGTTTCGCGACGTGTCTTGGGAGGATCCATGTGCCCTCTACATGTAAAAAGTATTTCTTTCCGTTTTGCACCGCTGCTACTCAATGCCGAAGGAGATCCAGTGCAGCGTCCCACGTGATTTCATCGCAGCCGCCTGCCGTGTCCTCGAAATCATCGAATCCATCCCTGACATTTCCAAAGCTACCTTCATCCTTGAGCTTCTGGATCACCTTGAGCAGGAAGAGCTCCCACGTTTCGCTACCGACCTCTCCCATTTGCTCCCTTGCCGTAGGACTCTCCTCGCACAAGTGGCTGTAGCACTCTTTCAGGATGCCCTCCACATTTTCCACGACTCCATACTCCACAATCTCCTTCCATCCCGTCTTGTATGCGTCCGTGTCCTTGTCTGCCATCTTGATCACCTGTGCATTGAGTTTGTTCTTCTCGATCTCCAGCTGGGCGCGGGCGTGGGCAAGTTGCGTCTCGAGGGAACGGATGATTTGCTCCATTGTGGTAGGTTCCTGTTCCGTTACAAATCCGGATTCCGTTTTCAGATTTGTGCGTTAAAAACGGACACCCCTGGCAAAAGCAGTCGAGCCAATAACATAGGAATGGCTCAATCCAAATTCTTTCAGTTTCTTGACAAGCCGGAGCGGAAGGCGGAAAAGGGCAGTGGCGACGACACCCACAATTTTATGGGTCCTCCCTACGGATCCTACCGCATTGATGACGGAGATATGACCGAGTTCTACAAGCTGTACTGCGACCATATCCACAATGTTGGACTCTTGACCATGACGGAAAAGGGCACCAAGATTGGCGCCATGCGCGTGGATCTTGACTTCATCTACAATGGAGTCCAAGAGACGCACAAGCATACCCAGGAGCAAGTGACGGCCTTCATCAAGGATTACATGTCCGAGACGAAGCGGTACCTGAAGATTGACGATGTTGTTGAAGTCTTTGTCTTTGAGAAGGACCAGCCCACCTTTGAGAAGATCAAGAACCGCTCCAAGTCCGGAATCCACATTGTCATCCCGACTTTGAAGACGAATCGATACATTGAGGAGACGATCCGCCGCAGCCTCTTGCAGAATATGGAAACGTACTTTCCTGGACTTGGACTTGCCGATGATTGGAAGAAGGTGTACGATCCGTCGCCGCTCACGCACACGAGCAACTGGACCATGCTGGGGTCCAAGAAGAAGGACCCGAACTCCTTGCCGTACCGTGTCCGGTACATTCTGAACTGGGACCCGGAGACTGGCGATCTCGATACGGAGACGGACGATACCTTCCAGATGATCACGCCGGAGATTCTGCGCAAGTTCTCGATTCGTGGTGGGGAGGAGACGCCGCTCACAGAGGAGGGCAAGTCCTTGAGCCGCGAGGATGACGAAACCCGGATTTCAGGAGGCAAGGCGATGGTCCCGACGCGTGGTCGGCCGTTGAGCCGTGGAGGTGACCCGGGATCCCGCGGTTCGTCCCCGATGCGCATGCTGCAGCCCCTGTCCGAAATGCTCAAGAAGTATTACGAGGCGCATGCCATGAATCTGAACCATGTGCGGTGGGAGGACTATGAAAAGTGGATTGCTGTGGGACACTGCTTGAAGAACATCCACCCGGATCTGGAGAGCACATGGCTCGAGTTCAGCAGCCAGTTCAAGGACTACAATGAGCGGGAAGCAATTGCAAAGTGGAATTCGTTCGGGTTCCGCAATGACGGTGCGCGTGCAGGCGTGGATACCCTGCGCAAGTGGTCTCGCGAGGATAACCCGGACAAGTACACGGATATTGAAAAGACGAATATTGTCAAGCTGGTTGAGGAGTCGGCCAAGACCGGTACAGAGCACGACGTGGCCTTGGTGGTGTACTCAATGTTCCGCGACGAGTTTGTGTGTGCGCGCTTCAGTGCGTCGGCATGGTACCGGTTCCTCGGTCACACGTGGAAGGAGACGGATAAGGGTGTGTCGCTCTACGTCCGCCTGTCAGATGCGGTTTGGAAAAAGTACCGGCAGCAGGAGATTGAGCAGGGCACCTTATCTCTCATGATGGACGACTGTACCCACGACAAGAAGGAGTCCGATGCAAATTGCTCCAAGTGCAATGCAGAAAAGATGAAGGCTGCCTTCCTGACCATCTGTCTCAAGCTCAAGACCACCAAGTTCAAGGAGAATGTGATGAAGGAGTGCCGTGAGCTCTTCTTGAATGAGGAGTTTGCGGAGAAGCTCGACGAGAACAAGAATCTGATGGCCTTCCGCAACGGAATCTTTGATATCGCAACCATGACGTTCCGCGATGGAAAGCCGGAGGATTGTGTATCCTTCTGCACGAATCTGGATTATGATCCGGACAGGCCGTACTATTCATACGAGTGCTGGGACGAGCTCAATAAGTTCTTGCACGATGTCTTACCGGACCACGAGGTTCGCACGTACTTCCTCTCCTACCTGTCGACCGTCTTGAGTGGATTCAACGAGGCGCAAAAGTTCCATATTCTGACCGGATCTGGTTCGAATGGAAAGTCGATGTTGATGAACTTAATGTCAACGGCTCTTGGCGATTACTGCTGCAAGGCTCCCATCTCCTTGCTGACCCAGGCCCGTAATAAGTCGTCGGCAGCTGCACCGGAGCTGGTCCGCATGAAGGGACGTCGGTTCGTGACCATGCAGGAGCCGGATGAGCAGGTGTCGATCAATACCGGACTGATGAAGGAGCTGGCGTCGTCAGAGAAGATCACGTGCCGCGATCTGTACCAGGGCTCGAAGCAGATGATTGACTTCGATCTCCAGGCTCGCTTCAACTTTGCGTGTAACGAGAAACCGAAGATCACGACCCAGGATGGTGGTACGTGGCGCCGTCTCGTGGTGATTGATTTCCCGACCAAGTTCGTGCACGATCCCAAACTGCCGCACGAGAAGCGTATCGACGAGTCGTTTGTGCAAAAGGTCGTGTCCCCGGAGTGGGCAGCGGTCTTCATGGCGTACCTGATCCATCTCTTCAAGGAGGGCCACGGGTTCCGCCGCTTGACACCCCCGGCCAAGGTGATGGTGTACACGTCCGAGTACAAGGACGACAATGACTTGATTGCAAAGTTCATTACAGATCGTCTCCAGATTGTGGAGGACACGATGGATTTGAGCGGTAACGGCCCGATGAGTGTGAATAAGAATGACGTCACAATTGCCTTCCAGGAGTGGAAGCGCAACAATGAGGCTGGAAAGATCTCTGCAGGCGAAATGATGAAGCGGTTAGTGGCACAGTTCGGCAATCAGCCCAAGGGTGGCTGGACGAATTTCAGAATTGTTTAATATTCGGGAAGCTTGCCACCGCGGGCCGCACCGATCTTGGACAGAACGTACGTGCGCAGGAGTCCGATCGTAAAGACGACAATCACGAACGAGAGGATCAGGTTGACGAGGGCCTCGATCACCTCACCCACCAGAAGCTTGGCGCTGCCCACCTGCACCGTGAGGGACGACACACCCTTGCCGGCTGCCGCGGCCGGGGCCAGGATCGGCGTGATCAGACCCGACGTAATCGCCTTGAAAAACGTGGCCACCACACTGCCGAGGTAAAACGCAGCCGTCAAAATGATCAGGTCCTTGTTATCGAGCATTTACTGGTACCCTAGAATCTTTTTTACCTCCAGTAACAATGGATACATTGTTCTGGGGCCCGTCCGGGTGGCAATTGTTTCACTTGATCTCCTTTCGACCGCATTCCGAGCCAGTTCTTGTTTTGATCAAGGATATCTTGCCATGCAAGTATTGCCGCGCATCCACTGCCGAATTTGCCCAGTCGCATCCCCTCAAGGATCCGCCGCACTGGTTGTACAAACTGCATAACGCAGTGAATCATAAATTACGGACGCAGTGTCACGACGATCCCGGTGTTCCAGACCCAGGGCCGGATCCGACCTTTGAGGAGGTCAAGACGCGGTATGAAACGATGCTTGCCCATCGCCCGCATGTGATTCCTGGACGTGACTTTTTGTTCTCCGTGGCCCGGAATTACCCGGACGAAGTCACGGAAGAATGGAAACATACGCAAACCAAGTTCTTTGCAGCTCTTGCAAAGGTATATCCGTATGAACCCTTCGAAGAGTACCTGGCTGCCCATCCAATCCAGTTAGGGTCGCGCGAAGAGTACATGCGATGGATGTACGGACTGCTCAAGATGTTGTCCCGCAAGTTCCGGGCTTCCTTACCGTCATTTAGGGGGTACGCGCATCATATATCGTACTATAGAAGCGGATGTACCAAACGAACCTATCACGGGCGCACATGCCGAAATGGCACGAAAGCTCGGGACATGAAAAAGACGAGACGAATTGCGCACCAGAGACTGATCTCTGTGTGATTGCCTATTTGTTACTGTGGTCGGTGTTTTGCATGTACTTTCTCTGGGCATTAGTACATTGACTTGCGGGAGCGGCGGCGGGTGCGGCGGCGACGACGACCACCCTCGGAGTCCCCCTCCAGCTTGTTCACCTCCTCCTTGGCCTCCTCCTTCTCCTCATCATCACCATCGGCACCACCCTTGTGCTTGTGGTAGGTCGCCTTGGCCGCCTTGATGACCTGCTTCAGGCCCTCACCCTTCTTGTAGGTGCCCTTGGCCTTCATGGTCTTCATTGTCTTCTTGACGTGCATGAGCCACTTGTTTGCCATTTGTTTACAGATATGCAGAGAAGACTTTTCATGCCGAGCTTTTTACACGCGTTACTGGCTCGGGAGGAATCTGAACGCGCCGAGCTTGTAGCCGAACTCGAGCGGTTGCGACTGCTAGTTGCTCACTTCAAGGAACAGCTTCAAATCCTGACCCACTTCCAAATAGATTCCACTGACAGCCATACGTGTACACGGACAGGGGTGCGTCCGGATAGACGCGCGTCGGACCCACTAACGAAATGTGATTCTTGTTGAACCCGCGCAGTTCTTCCGGGTCGCGGGGATGGACGGCCTGGGAATATTCGAGACGGCGCAGACCAGACCCTCCCCAGGACATGGAC